CATATTTAAAATATAATCCGTTGGAAAACACACTTTTAGAAATTCATAAATCGTATCCAAAGCTCTAACTATATTCGCCATAACTTCAGCTCCACCTAATAAGGGCGACAACATCGATAACAAGTTTGTATAAATTCCATTACCAATTTGTTTACCTATATTGGGAATAAAGTTTTTACAGCTCTCTATCTTATCATTAACATTCGTCGAAAATGCTTGCTTAAAATTTCGCAGTTGTTCTAACATATCTCTAATATTTTGAGGAATATGCTTAATCCTGGATAAAAACGATAAATCAGTTTTCTCTTTAGCATCATCTAAATCTTCTAAATTTTCATTTTGTTTTTCAACCGATTTTTCCACGATAGGAATACTTTTTCCATTAATTAATATATTACTATCATACGTATTATTGATCTTTGATACATCTATGTATGATATGTTTTCATTATTATTATGTTTATAATTATCCTGTAAATCAAAATTTGTACGTGATCGAGTATCTTGTTTGGGTGTAGTAGTATTGAGCAAGGTTCCACTACTTACCTTATTACTTAAATCTTGTTCGGGTGTAATAATCTTGGACATGGTGTTATTACTTACCATATTATCAATACATGATCGTATAACTTGTTCGGGTGCACTGACTTGGGGCATGGCGTCAGCACTAGCCATATGGGTTATCTCCTTAACCAGTGAGAATACTGGAGCTGCATTTACCTCAGCAACCAAGAGGGTTCCTTGTGAATCCATGTGCGGTTCTAAAGATATACATCATTGCATTTGACAATTTCGCAATTAACGGAGGTGTATTAATTCCGCCGGTTTTTCTATTTATACCCTAGGTGGGTGTTGGTCCCGTCGCATGATTTGTCGCAGCTACATGGACCCTGATGTTCATTCCTTCTTGATGTAAGCGCCAGATGTCTATTTACAATCATTGATTCTTCCCATCGCTCACTACTAATACTATCCATCTCACTAAAGAATGAGAGATATTAATAACAAGGTGGTACTACCAAATCGTTCTTCTACATCAGTCGTTTCTGACAATAATAAATTCCCGATATCACACTTGATATATCATTATACACACTACTATGGGTAAGGTAAAATTTGGAAAGACCCTTGCAAGGTACGGTTTCTAGGGATTTTACGGCCCAACCATTTCATAAAATATAAGCTCTATCAAATCGATATTATAATGTTCATAATCTACTATCGTTCAGAAATTCTTGACCAACTACTAATGAAATAAATAAATAAATAAAGCTAAACTAAAATAATTAACAAACAATAAATAGTAGAAAATCAAAC